GATGCGATCTTACGAACTTTCTCGCGAATGGCTTCTTCGTCTTCATCATCTTCGATGTCAGTATAATCTGTTTCATCATCTTCTTCTTCTTCTTCAATGACCTTTTTTTTTTTAATTTTTTTTTTAATTGGTGGTTTGTATTCGGAATCAGTATCAGATTCAGTATCTGAATCCTCCGACCCAATATTCTCAGAGTCTGAATAATGATCCTCTGGACGATCCTTCTTCATACGCTTGGTCTTACATGTATCGTTTCTAATTTTAGCCATTTTTATATAAATAATCTATATGTGATTGAAATTGCTCTATTATTAAACAATTTTACAAAGATTCAATTTTACACGATTTTATGTCGATATTTAGTGATTTATTGATATATTTGTTTGGTGAAAAATTGAAATCAAATATAATAATATAAATAGTAATATTATAACATAATAACCATGTCAAAATCAGTAATGAACGATCGCCAGATGACTTCTAAAATAATCGGAATTCAATTTAGTATATTATCACCTGATGAAATACGTAAGAATTCCGTTGTTGAAGTAACTTCACGCGATACATATATAAATAATAAACCGGTAATTGGTGGATTATTTGATCCACGTATGGGAGTATTAGAACCAGGCACTATTTGCCCTACCGACGGACATACATATATCGATACACCCGGATATTTCGGACACATCGAATTGGCTAGACCCGTATTCTTCACCCAACATTTGAAGGAAATAATGAAAATTTCAAAATGTGTATGTTTTAAATGCAGTAAGTTATTAGTATCTAAAACACTACATGCACATGTTTTGAAAATGAAGGCATCGGATCGTTGGGAATACGTTTCAAAATTAGCCGCTAAAGTAAGGAGATGTGGTGAGAAAACAGATGATGGTTGTGGATGTAAACAACCAGATAAGATAAAATTAGAGGAGATGGCTACAATATATGCCCAGTGGGACAATATGGAGAATGAAGCGGGAGAAAGTGGTCCAGTGAATATTAAACTTACACCAGAATTAGTTTTAAAGAGTTTCAAGCGTATTTCGGATGATGATGTAAATTTCATGGGATTTAGTCCAACTTGGTCGCGTCCAGATTGGATGATATGTCAAGTTTTACCAGTTCCACCTCCTGCAGTGAGACCTTCAGTCAAACATGACGCACAGCAGAGAAGTGAAGATGATTTGACTCATATTTATAGTAATATTATAAAAACCAACAAAGACCTACAAGAGAAAATTAAAAACAATGCATCTGCAAATGTAATTGATGGACTAACAAAGTTGTTGCAATATTTCATTGCGATGATTGTAAATAATAAGACAAAGGGTGCTGCTCCACTCGCACAGAGGTCGGGTAGACCATACCAATGTATTTCATCGCGTTTGAATTCTAAACAAGGGCGAATTCGTGGGAATCTTATGGGTAAGCGTGTAGATTATAGTTCACGTTCAGTTATTAATGGTGACCCAAATTTGAGTATTCGTCAACTTGGAGTTCCGATGAAGATTGCTATGAATTTGACAAAACCAGTTGTAGTAAATGATATGAATCGTGAGTTTCTAAAAAAAATGGTACAGAACGGACCAGAGACGTATCCAGGTGCTAAGATATTAGAACGCAAAAATGGAGGAAATATTTCACTTAGATATATCGACAGAACATCTGTAATTCTTATGAACGGTGATATAGTCCATCGTCATATGATGGATGGTGACGCGGTATTATTTAACCGTCAGCCGTCCCTTCATAGGATGAGTATGATGTGTCATATTGCGAAAATTATGAAAAAAGGCGATACATTCCGATTCAACGTCGGAGTGACAAAACCTTACAATGCGGATTTCGATGGGGATAGACGTGACTGTATGGATGCAGTCACAAAATGCTAAAAAACATTTTGTCCTCAACAGGGAGCGTGAAAAGCGTGCAACTCCCTAGTTAATGTTTATATAAAAACTACTTAAATAAAAAACATCTTATATTAATAAGATGGAACTATCAAACCGAATCGAACTATCAAATCAAATTCTGGATAATCCAGACACCCGATATTGTGAAATATATAAAATAACGAATATAGCCAATGGTAAAATATATGTGGGACAAGCTGTATCGCACATTTTGAACCATAAACGCTATAGACCATACGGACGCGAAGGCAGATTTCGCTGTCATATCTCAGAAGCATTCTCATCAAAGAAAAACCAATCACACTATTTGAATAACGCGATACGTAAATACGACGTTGTAAACCTTAATGTGGAATTATTGGAATATTGTGAGATTATAGATGCAGATGAACGTGAAATTCATTACATTAAAGAGTTAAATAGTCTGTTTCCAAACGGATATAACTTGAAGAATGGTGGAAATACGTTTACTCATTGCGATGAAAGTAAAAAACGAGTGTCTGATGGCGTAGCTCGTTACTACAAAGATAAGAAATTCGAGCGGTTTATTAGTGTGTGTAATATATCCGACGACATACACAAATATATTCACCCGTTAAATAGAGATAAAACACAATATGGTTGGTATGTATTAATTGATAAAAAGAAAGCTGATTTCGGTGGAGTTCATATTCCTCTAAGCGAAAGTAGAAAAAACGCAGAGGAATTTATAAGTATTTTAAAACAAAACATTAGCAACATGACCAAATTGCGGGAAACCCCTTAGAGCCTTCACTACCACTCATTTATGGAAACAAATTTGAGGAACTCGGTTAATTGCCGAACCCAATGGTAAAAATGTGAAGGATTGGGCAATCCGCAGCCAAGCCCCTAATCTCAATATGATAGAGTATGGGGAAGGTTCAACGACTAGACGGTTATGGGTCTTATATGATGGTTTAACCAACCTGATAAGGCTTAAGGTATAGTCTGCCCTCATAGGAAACTATGGGGAAATTCAATGGAAATGAATATGCATTTGCCGCAGAATGTGCTAGCTGAAACAGAGCTAAGACATCTGGCGGCAATTCCTTACCAAATAGTGAGTCCTGCATCCAATGCGCCGATTATCGGCATATTTCAGGATTCGCTGCTTGGTTCCTATCGGTTCACTAGACCGAATATTAAATTAACACAAAGAGATGCCATGAATCTATTGATGATGTATTCTAAAGTCAATACAAAGGCTCTTCGTGACGCTGGTAATAAATTAAATAGTTTTGATGTATTGTCTCAAATTATGGCACCGATCACCTTGAATTACAAGACAAATTTATTTGGCGATAATGAAGAGTATGCAACATCAAACAATGTTCTTGAAATCCGTAACGGAAAATATATCCGTGGACAAATAGAAAAATCGGTAATGGGTTCCACCTCCAAAGGAATCCTACATCGTATATTCAATGATTTTGGCAATATGGTTTGTTCCAATTTCATCGACGACTTACAGAATGTTGTAACAGAATACATGAAGACCAGTTCATATAGTGTTGGTGTAAGTGATTTGGTGGCGGATAAGACAACACAAAATAAAATTATTCAAGCTGTTACTAAACAGCAATTAGAGGTGCAATCATTAATCGATAAAGTACATTTGGGAATATTTGAGAATAATACAGCAAATGCTAATTCGGTAGAATTTGAGAATCAAGTAAATAATATATTAAATAAGGCTCGTGATGAGTCTGGTAGAGTAGCAAGAGATAGTCTTGATAAAGACAATCGTTTCTTAATGATTGTTAAATCTGGTTCCAAAGGTAATATGTTGAATATATCACAAATGATTGCAGGGTTGGGACAACAAAACGTAGATGGAAAACGAATTCCGTATGGATTTGAAAATCGTACTCTTCCGCATTTCTGTAAATATGATGATAGTCCTATTGCACGTGGTTTCGTAAATAATTCGTATATTTCGGGATTAAAAGCGAAAGAATTATTCTTCCATGCTATGGGTGGTCGTATCGGTCTTATTGATACTGCAGTGAAATCCGTTACTTGGGAAACTCCTATTGTTGTGCTTGAGAATGGGCGAATCAAATATACTGAAATCGGTCGCTGGATTGATATACAATTGGATAATGAAAAGAACAAGGGTGAAGTTCAGCATTTCACAGAGCGACAAATGGAATTATTGAATATTGAGGATGGCGTATATATCCCCACAACAGATGAGAATGGTGTTGTATCATGGGGACCGATTACCGCTATTACTCGTCATGACCCAGGAACGGAATTGTATGAGATTAAGACGACTGGCGGACGCAGTGTCATTGTAACTGAAAGCAAGTCGCTATTGATTTGGAATAAGGATACGAAGAAACTCGTTGAAACGTCTACACCTGAAATCAAAGTAGGTGACTGTGTTCCGGTAACTGGTGAGTTGTGTGAACCTCCAGTAATCGTCAACCATATCAATCTATCAGATTACCTTCCGAAGAGTAAGTATGTATACGGTAGTGATTTTAATACGGCGACTCAAATACCTGAGAAGTTTGAACTCACAAAAGAGAACGGAATATTTATTGGATTGTTCCTTGCGGAAGGAAACGTACATAATAGCAAGATATATATAACTAACAACAATGAGAATATCAGAACGTTTGTGAAGAATTGGTTCGAGAAGCATTCAATATGTTATGACGAGAAATCACGAACAAATAAGATTGGTGGATTGACAACTACAGTGATTGGAAATTCGTGTATATTGGCAGATTTCTTGACCGAGTTGGTAGGACATGGGGCGCAACACAAACATGTACCAGATGATGCATTCATTGCACCTGAAGAGTTCATTGTTGGGTTGTTGGATGGATATATTTCAGGTGACGGAACGGTTAGTAAAAACTCAGTTGAAGTTGGTTCTGCGTCTAGACGATTGATTGAGGGTATATCCATGTTATGTTCGCGAATTGGGGTATTTGGAAAGGTATCAACCACGCAGTTGAAATCAAATAACCTTGGAACTAAAAATATACTGCCAACACATCGATTTTCAATCCGTGCTGGATGGGGTAAAAAATTCAGTGAAAAGGTTACCTTCATTGATAATACAAAGTCAGAGAAAATGGGCAAGATTAAGTGGGGTGTGAAACACCGAAATTTCGATACATACAATGACGTAATTCTGGATAAGATAACAGAGATCAATATTATAGGCGTAGAAAAGCATCCGAAAGTATACGATTTGACAATTCCAACCACTTTGAATTTCGGTCTGGCGAATGGATTACAGGTGCGTGATACGTCCCAGACTGGATATATCCAGCGAAGATTAATCAAAGGTATGGAGGACTTGAAGGTGGAGTATGACATGACGGTACGAAACAACATGGGTCGTATTATTCAATTCGCATATGGAGATGATGGAATCGACTCAACACGCGTAGAGAATCAGTCTATTCCGTTGGTTGGAATGAGTATTGAAGATATATATATGCATTTTGATATTAATGATCTAACAAATGTTGATGCGGTTTACACAAAGGATGCTGGTAAACGCATGAAGTCGCAAGCGACTGCCGCTCAAACTAAGTGCATAAAATACATAAATAAAATGATTGCGAGTCGTAAAGAGATTGTAGAATCAGTCTTCAAAAATAAGAATGAAGATGGAGTTAAAATGCCAGTTTCATTTGCTAACTCGATATCGAATATACAAGGACAATTAAGTCTTAATGCGAACTCAGTGGTTGACATTACTCCATTGGAAGCATTTGAAATGATCGAGGAATATTATGAGCGATTGAATTCACTCGTTTTGGTGAAACCTGGCAAGTTATTTGAAGTTCTATACTTCTATTACTTATCACCAAAGAGCTTGTGTTTACAAAAACGTTTCCATAAGACTGCTCTTGTAATGTTATTGGAGATGATTGTATTGAAATATAAACAGTCTATCGTCCATCCAGGAGAGATGGTTGGTGTTATAGCAGGTCAAAGTATTGGTGAACCTACTACACAGATGACGCTCAACACGTTCCATTTAGCTGGAGTCGCAAGTAAATCCAATGTTACTCGTGGAGTTCCACGTATTGAGGAACTTTTACGTTTGACAAGCAATCCAAAAAATCCTTCTCTTACTATTCACTTAAAGCATATTGATGAATGTGAACAAGAAAAGGCAACAAAATATGCTAATATGATTGAATTTACTAAATTATCAAATATTGTAAGTTCTATGCAGATATGCTTTGACCCGAACGAGCGCAGTACTATAGTAGAATCAGATAAGGTTTTGTTACACCAATTCTATGAATTTGAAGATATGGTAGATGAATGCAATGACGGAAACTCTACAGAAGATACTAGAACTCGTTCGAAATGGGTTATTCGTATGGAACTTGATGCTAGCGTATTATTAGATAAAAATATTACAATGGATGATGTGCATTATGCGATATCGAATAGTGCGTATGGAGAAAACCTAACCTGTGTATTCTCAGATTATAATAGTGATAAACTTGTATTCCGAATTAGATTATTTGATATAAATAAGAAAAAGAAAATCATGGCAAATACATTGGATCAATCAGATGAGATATTTATTCTCAAGAACATGCAAGACGTATTATTGAATAGTATCGTTTTACGTGGAATTAACAATATAAGTAAAGTCGCACCGAGAAAGTTACAGAATATGGTTGCTCTTGAAGACAGTAAATATGTTCGTAAGGATGTTTGGGTTCTCGATACAACTGGTTCGAATTTATTGCATATACTCGGATTAGATTATATTGATGTGATTCGCACTTACAGTAATGATATTCGCGAGATACACGACGTTCTAGGAATTGAAGCAGCTAGACAAATGTTGTTCAATGAGATTTCGGAGGTTATGGAGTTCAGTGACGCGTATATTAACTATCATCACTTGAGTCTATTATGCGATAGGATGGCAATCAGTAAGAACATGGTTCCTATATTCCGTTCGGGATTATTAAATGATAATATTGGACCAATTGCGAAAGCGACGTTTGAGGTGCATACAGAAGTCCTATTGGGTGCAGCCCGTCATGCGGAGCTGGATCATATGCGTGGTGTATCAGCTAGTGTCATGTGCGGTCAATATGGTAAATATGGAACTGGTGCATTCAATGTGATATTGGATATGAAGGAAATGGTAAAACTATCAGCTGCTGTATCCAAACCTGAAAATAATATCGATAAAATGTTCGGTTTTAATAGTGATGCTGGTGATGGATGCGAGTTGAATACAATCAAAATTCGTAATAATATTACGAATATAAAAAAATCGGACGCTGCGGTTTGCGATGACGATTATAATATGGGATTTATGTAAATATATATGACTTAGAATATTTAATGTTTATACAAAAAAAAAAGTGTTTATTCTTAATTTACACCAACGAAGAATGTAAATTAAGAAACTGATGTGATAAAAAAAACGAATAAACTTACGATGGATGAAGTTCTATTTTTTTTCATGAACTGATTATCGATAATTCAATTACGTATTGGTATAAATAATCCGAATAAAAATAAGGATATATGTTATATGTTAGATACAATCGAAATAAAAGTACGCGATAATATAATTTTAAGAGGGTTATCCTATATTCAGAATCCTAAAAAAGGTTGTTTAACTATATTAAGTTGTTCTCCGTATCGTAATTTTGAAGATAATTTAAAATACATTAAATCGTTTGGTAAATTTTTATCTTCTATACCAGCGAATTATATATATATGGATGTTAGGGGCACAGGAGAAAGTGAAGGATATAGTGAAAACGAATATTCATTAAAAGAATTAAAAGATACGAATGAAATCATACAATATATTCGCTCGCAACGTTGGAGTAATAAATTTGTAATGATGCATGGCATCTCTTATAGCGCATGTAATGCATTGCAAGCTTCCTCTTTACCAAAAGGTCCAGATTCTTTATTTATAATGCACGTGTCGGATAATAGATGGTCAAATGACGTTCATTATATCGGAGGGATTAAAACAATAACGGAAGATATAAATTATTCTTTCGCAACCACAGGACAAAATATATTACCTTGTTTAAGATGTATAGATAATAATTTAAGAACCAATAATAAACCATGGTTTATGAAGTGGTTTACACAAGGCTCTGAAAAAAATAACGAATGGAAACGCGGACTTACAAATAAATTACCACCTACCTTCTTAATATGTGGATGGAGAGACAGTTATTCATATACAGCTGTGAATTTATCACATAAGTTGAGTTATACATTAATTGGACCTTTCGGACACAATTATCCAAAAAACCATAATATTTTAATTAAAAAATGGATACATCATTTATCCGATGAAAATAAGAATTTGAATAAGATACATAATTATAATGGTCCTATTTGTGTAATTATACCTACTCCAAGAAGTTTATGGGATAAAGGATATTATCAAGTAAAATCGTATCATAATCCATCTTATAAAAGTGTGTTAAATTATGATAAACAAATCGTATTAATACCAGATTTAGTAGGTGCAACATTGGAAACTTATTCTACTGGCGACCCAGTATATATACCATCATTGAAATCAGTGAGAAAGGATTTAAAAATAAATAATTGTGGATATGAAAAAGAAATAATATTACAAGAATGTGGAGTTTGGGGAGAACCTGAAATAATACTTGAATGCTCTGAATACGAAAAGGGTGATTACATTGTGGCAAGATTAACTACCATTTACGGAGAATCATTATGTGTAGGCGTATCCCGAATACACAAAGGCATTGTAAAATTTAAATTAAAACCTTTTTTTATTCCTGTCGGGACTTATAAAATTTATTTATTTTTGAATCGTTCGTGGGTACCTGTTTTGTTTCCAACTACCAATATGAAAAATATATCAATTATTTCACTGCAATTATTATTACCTATTATCGATAAAAACGATCATGTTAAATTAAATGTATATGCACATGAAAGTGAAATTGCTTTATTAGAAGATGTAACTATTCTTAATATACATAACCAAAATGGTAAGTTAATTTACGAAACAAAAAACGAATATCCAGGCGGGTCGTTTATTGAACATATGAAAGTATCATGCGTTTTAGGACAAGGAACCAATGTGGTGGCTGAAAACAAGTATGTACAAGGAAAATATGAAATAAAAACGATTACTGAAATAAATAACACGAACACTGATATTTATAATGTCAATATTAAATCATACAACCATAATATATTGCTTAATGCTTGGAATGAACGTTTCGTTCTAGACCAATAATAACAGATTGTATTATTTATAAACGGAATGTTGTGTTATAGGTTTGAAAAGGTTGATATTATAATTATAATATATGTTAAGTTTTGTGAAAATATCATCTATAAAAATACTATTATTTGTTTTATAAACTTATAGAACAAATAATATTTCATTATCTTACTGAGAGTTTATTCTATATAACTGATTCAAGATTGGAATAAGATTGTATATATTTGGATGTATCTGGTTCGGCAATATCATAAGTAATATTTTTCATGTAATCATTGACGTTGAATATATTACTTTCATTTAAATAAACAGAATTTATGGATGAATCCAGTAACAAAATCTCATCTGGATTGGTTTTATAATTGACATTACTTATATTCAAATAAATCTTAGGTTCCATAATGAAGGAACGTACACGCTTGAAACGAATCAATTCATCTGCAATTTTACCGAAATAAATTTGATTGTTTTTTCCATTTGGTATCAAATAACTATCTATAGGTAATTCTAATTTACATTTGTCAGTTTTACAATCAAACTCTGTAGGTGTATCTTTAAATTCAACTTCGTTATCGACCAATAAATGGATTTTATCTTCTACTTCTTTCAATTTATCATTGTATTTCAAATCATTATTAAGTAGTATTTTATTAAGATCGAATTTAATTTTACGTTTATCATATAATCCAAGTAACATTCGGACGATACTTCGAAATTGGGTGTAATAATAACTCTCTTTATGAATTTTATTAATTGTAGATATTCGCTCGGGGTCAGGTGGGCGGTTTGTAATCACTTTTATATCAGCATCTACATAATCACTACCGCGTATATCCATTATATTCAACCCAAATTGTGCGTCAATTATTTTACTCGCGTCTTTTGAAATTGGTTTATCCAATTTAATATATTGATTAGTTCGTGTTAATAATCCAATTACTTGATTTATATTGATTACTTTTCGGCTAGGAATACAGTCTATTTGTCGCTGTGTTTGAGCAAATACAATACCAAGTAAGCGTATAGTGGTTTCGTAATTTGTCCAATTGTCACTGTCATTCTGGAATGTAATAGTTAGTGAAGGGATAAAACTCGATTGAAAACAAGGCACAAATATAGATTCTGTATCAATTTCCACTGAAAATCCGATTGTTTTAAAATGATAGTTTACAACTTGGTCGCGAATTATAAAATTACCTACATTGCGCAGTAAACCCAATGTTTTACTAGCACTCAATGCCCTTGTATATGTGTATATAGGGTTGCCATCTACATCCTTTAATTTGAGACTGTTTTTTGGTTTGCATTGGTCGGTTGTTATTTTCTGAATCCTCATTAAAATACTATTCATTTCAATGCCTTCATATAACCCTAGCGGATTAAACCATTTTTTAGGATTAATTGTACCGTTATTATCTTGATACACATAAATCGGCTCATAAAAATCATCTTGTTTCAGTAAAATAAATGTCTTCGATTTCATAATATCATAAGAAACTGAATACATATTTGTTGGACATACCAATTCAATATGTTCTGTATCCTTTGTAATTTCTAAAATTATCATGTTGATTCTTATATTCGATGAAACTTCAGATTTTGATATTGGAAATAATCTTTTATTTGGTTTTGTCATTATATCCCATAAATACGTATGATCGATGTGGGATTCAGGGTCAAGTAAATATCGTTGGAAGTTTTCATAAGCACCAACAATCGAATTTCTCATTTCTACTTCTAATTCATTTTCTATATTGATTGATTTATAGAATGACGAATTTGTATATTTCGATGGGTCGGGTATTTCATATGTATCTGGTCTGAATATACTAGATAACGAATTATTATTATACGAAATAAAATCCTCTAGCGTAACCGATGCTACTATTATTTTTCGCATTTCTGGGATGGTAGGAACTTGTGAAATATTATTAAAATGTGCATATATGTCAGCAAAGCACCCAATAATAGATTGATCCACTGATTGTTCTACTCCATACCTAAGAAGACATGGATGATTGCGTTTAATTGTGTTTGACTCAACACAGTCGTTGTTATCGATCCCGAAGAAATCCTGTACAGGTTTTGGTAAAAACCCCCATCGTTTTTTTTGAATTGGGAATTTATATTCTTCAGTTATATATGTGTCTGTATCAACCGATTTCACATTATTGTCTTGTTCAGATGGTAAGACAGTATCTTCGATTACCTGGTCGCGCTTGAAACAACATGGGAAATTAAATTTGGATTTCGAATTCTTAATAAATCCAGGGTAATGAGGTATATATTTCCCATCAACAAAATGTTCCTGTGGATGGGCGAATTCGTATATATATGCACCCTTTGGAACGGTTTCGGCTTTATATGGTATCATTATTTGTGGACCTTCGTTTTCAATTAATTGTTTCACCTCATCTTCCATGATACTGCGATTTGTTTTTAAAGACCAATATCTTGGACAAATATACCAAAAATTCTTATCTGGATCAGTGCTATAAGATATTGCGCCTAAATATGACCCTCTCATAGGTTCAAGATGTTCCCATATTTGCTGTATAATAAATTCACGTTTGACTGCTATTGCATTCTTCACATACACCTCTATTTTATCTGATGGTTTTGTTTTATTGAGTTCGATTAGAAAAACATCTGCGTCATCTGGTAGTTTTTTATCCTTCAGTTGCTTAATATATTCTTTCTCGTTTTTCCTATTAAATTTAAGTGTATTATCCGTTTCTATTAGTTTTTTTGTAAAAATTCCAAATTGTTTTTTGTCCATTGGTGTGTTTTTGTTATTCCATAATGCAGTTATATATGGACGGAGATCTTCTGGACCAGTAATAGAAGCTTCTTTCAACAATTCACTCCAATCTGTGAATTTACCTTTTGCTTTATCTGCATCCTCAATACGTTTTTTTTCAGTTTCGTTTAACATGACTGGATGACGATTTACTTCGCCTCTACATGTGCGTGAGAATTGATTTGATTTCTTATCTCCACTCAGTTTAATCAACTCGGGATCCCGATCTTCGATTCGTTTCTGAAATAAGGTTGGATTTTTCAATTTCATGCCGTAAGGATTTATATCATCATCGTCTTCATTTGCCCCACCTTCCATATCAAACTCAATCCCAAACATTTCATCGTCGTCTTCATTATATTCTGGTTCCTGTTTAGATTCTTCGGCAATTGTTTTCATAAAGAATTCTGGATCTAATTCTATGGCTTGTGTAGGAGGCGGTCGTTCAACAACTTCTATCATTTTTGGTTCTATTGTGTTGAAATTGATTTCGCGCTTACAAGTATCTTGAATATCTTTTAACGATACTCCTGATGTCTTTGGCAATTGGTAAATTCGTATTATACTATCTATGTATGTCTTTATAATATCTACGTAATTAAATGATGTAATATTATTCACACTAATATGAAGTATTTTATCCGTCGGTGAAATACGTAAATTTATAGGAAATCCAGTGTTTTCATTTATATCTACTGTATGTTTTGTGAAAAAGCTAATCACGTGGTTTCTGGCGACTTCTTCGGTAAATTTAAATTCTTTTATTAATGCAAGTATAATATCGTATACTTCTGCATGTGTATTTTTTTCGATATTTATGAACTCATCAATTTGATTCATTTCTTGGAAATTATCAACACGTTTGAATTGTAATTTCGCACCAGTTGGTGAATTCACATCCAATGACTCAATTACAAATAAACTGGTCAAGCAACTACGATACGCATTTAAATTAAAGTCAGATGGTTTTTTTATAGGAATACTAGATATATATTCAATATTATAAACTTCAATGTTGAAATTGTTGAATTGTTTAATGCTATATCCTATTGGCTGAATGTACTTATTAATATCAGATATAACCGGTTCCATTCCGTCTAGTAACAATGAATTTAATTCGTTTTGTGATATAGGTTGACTCAAATTCGAATGAACTCTCAAACTACCATCCTTTTGAAAATCAATATATAATTTTACATCCATTGTTTTAAATTGGAAGTTTGTATACAATGATATTTCTCCAGATTTTCCTGTTTCTTTACTCAATTTGCGAATCGTTACGGCATCTAGAAAGGGTTTGCGACGACCGTTTGAATATATGTCTCTGCTATATAAACGATACATATTTTCTCTACGAAATCCAGGATTATACTTTATAAACGGAATTTTCATTGTTGCATGTATATTTTTGAAAATAGAATCCAATGGCAATAGGTTTACAAATTCGGTTTTTAATCCTATATCAAATTTGATAATACCCGCATTTGTATAAGGTAGAAATTCATTATCTTTTTTTATTTTATAGAACATATCTACTGTATCATGCAAACGTATAACATCTACAGAAATGTTTTGTTTGGTTTCAGATATAAGTTCTTGAGAACGTCCAATTAAATCCGATAGTCCGTTTATTCCATTCGCAGATAAAGACGGATAATAGGAATCGATAATATATTTTGGAATCGCGTCGGATCGACCAAGGACATCTTTGGCAAGGCATACATATATGATATTATCTTTTAATTGTCCACCAGTATGTAATAGGACGGATGTATCAGATGAATATAATTGAGTGTCCTCTTTTACAAATGCAGTTGTAGATTGGAATGGGTTTACAGAGAACAAGTGATTTATTGAATTAGTGAATTTACGACCTAGTGCATATTTTCTAGTTTGGATTTTTGAAAATAATTCGCGTATATTTTCGAATGTATATAGTCCATCTTTAAAATCAATCGGTTCTGTCGTATAATTATTATAAAAATGTTTCAGTTTATCTCCCGATAACTCTTCGTCATCACCGATTAATCCATTGTATATATCCAATAAATTCGTATCGGATATTGGTTCTATCATGAAATATGCGAATAAATATAATTCATTATATGATACTCTGTCTAATCCTAGTTTCAGTAGGATTTTATTTTTTATAGTTTGAATCGTATCATCCAAATGTATTAGTTTGTCGCTAAATATGATCGTTTCACCAATCGTATTATCTGGATTTAATATACATACTTTAAAATTATCTGTCATTTTTTATACTGAATATTATTATATTAGATCTATATTAAAAATATCATACAACATTTTTGTGTCAGATCATCGGAAAATTGATTGTTATTTTGAAGTATATTTATAAATAGTATACCAAAATAACAATCAATACAAAATGCCTTCCTTTTATAATACTATGCCAAATTACGAACTAGTTGGCAGAGACTGCACGGTCAGTACATTCGGGGAATATATAGTTGTGAATACACTTGAATATGGATTCACTTACATTGTATCTTACAACGAAATTACACGAGAATATAAAATCGTTAGCAGCACAAATCGTAACTTAATCCCAAAACAATAAAAAATAATAAGTTAAAGATATAAACATGTCTATATCTATAGATAGATAACATGTTATACGATAACTTAGACGAATCAATAAAAATAAATAACCGATATTTGGGTAGTATACGAAGTGATAAATTGATCGCGTACAATCCACAAATTCCTCACATACAGCGTCTATGTGATGAATCAAAAGTAAATGATATAGTTCTATATCAATCTAATATATTGAAACAGAATGGAGTCTGTAATTTTTTAGGTGTAATAAACATCCATTTTTGTAAGGAAACAAGAGAACATTACATAATAGATGGACAACATCGATTTGAAGCAGTCAGGCGGATTTGTCATGAAGTGTGTAATTTCCAAGTTGCGGTTGAAATCGTAGTTGTTGATACATTAGAAGATGTAAAAGAAAACTATAAAATTTTGAATAAAAATACAACATTGCCAGATTTTCCAGATACGATTGACAAAGAAATTCCTGAAAAAACTGCATTATATTTCAAAGAACGATATCCTACAATTTGGTCCAAAAGTTCACGCGCTAGACGACCTCATATTTTTTTTGATTTTTTCCAAGAAGCATTGGGCGTTCTAACAGAATACCTCGAAATTACTACATCGAATGAATTACAGAGAATTGTTGAAGATTATAATTTGAAATTGAGTAAGTGGAATCCCGAACAATACCCAGATTCAAAAACGACCAACTTGAATATATTGAATAAATGTAAAGACACTGGTATGTATCTTGGTTTATTCAGTCATGTATCAGATGAATATAGATATGACTGGGTGAAAGCAATTATACAGTTGGAAAAGGGTATCGTGATACGAAAACAAAAGAGTGTAGTATCTAAGAAGGCGACAATACCAAAGAAAATAAGAGAGGATGCATGGAACACTCATGTTGGTAAGGATAAGAATAGCGTTTTTTGTGTTTGTTGTAGGACATCAGTAATAGACGTGTTCAATTTCCACGCAGGTCACGTAAAATCAGAAGCAAGTGGTGGCGCGGTTACTGTAGAAAATATTCGTCCTGTATGTAGTAGCTGCAATCTATCAATGGGTATACAAAATATGCACGAATATGTTACAAATCATTATCCCGAAAATTTAATAAAATTTAATTCTATTCTATATGAAGAACCGAAAACGAGTAAAAAAAAGTGGAATCTTAATATATTCTCGTAATATAATTGACAAGCAACATTAATTATATTTTATCATGAAACCAAATTATTTGTAACAAATAATGATAATTATTGTTTTACATATCGTATACTAAGTAAAATCGGTGTTTGAAATGTAAAAAGGTGTAAAATATACACATTTTTTCATTTATTTTTATAATTACTCTTTTTATGTTTTGTTTTATTTTTATGTTTTGTTTTATTTTTATGTTTTGTTTTATTTTTACAATTACTCTTTTTAT